TGCTTAGCTTTCACTCCGTGCGGAGTTGAAACTCTATACCCATCTACTTTTTTAATCGTTACTGGCATATTATTTATTCTTTAAATATTCTGCCGCCTTTTTTTGCAAAGGTGTTTTTGGAGAATACATTTGTCTTTTAAACTCCTGGTCTTTCTTTATTTGGCTTCCAATAAATTTTCCTGTTTTTTGAGCAGCTTTTACACCCAATGAACCTAATGCTATTTCTCCCAATTTTCCCAATACTTTTTTGGTAGCTCCTGGAACTTCTTTAATCACTTCCTTTAAACCTACTTTTTGAGGTTTAACTAACATATAACCAGTATCTGTTGACATTCTTCTTTTTTGCATTGCTGGTCCTTTTGGCATACTTTGCTTTACTTCATGTTTTTGCATAACCCTCCCCATTGATCCACCCATTCTAGGCAATGTTTTATGCTTTGATTTAGTGACCATCTGTTTGTTGATCCGCTTTTATTTTAGCTTTTGTTTCCGCATTAAAATTATTCCACACTTTTTCCACCCAAGCCCTGACCCCTGGAACTCCATCCGAATAGTTAAGCATTATCGGCCTTAAATCAGCTTTAGCGCTTTCATACTCCGCATCAGACAAAGGAGAATACTCTCTTGGAACTACTATGGTAAATCTGAACATCGGAGAACTCGGCTCTGGCGTTATTGTCACCCCGAATTTTGAATTAAGCATAGAATGCACCATCTCTAGATATTCTGAAGGTACAGGAAATTTTGTTTCAGCAATAGGATTTTCTTCTACAACTATTTTTTTTATTTCTTCCACTTTTATTTCCTTTTCTGGTTCTATCGGTTTTTCAAGCTTTGCTTCAATCACATCTAACCTCTCAAGAATCTTTTTTAAATCATCGGCTAGAGGTTTTAATAATTCTGCGGTTTTTGGAATTGGCATTTTATATCCACTTATTTTTAACTGGCACTAATAAATTCGATTTTTTCTCGACCTTTCCGATTACCTCTTCCCTTTCCGCAGGAAGCGTAATCTTAATAGGAAAAATAATCTTTTCGCCTTTCCTAATATCTTTTTTGGCTTCGATAGACAAAGTTGTTTCATACCATTTAGCTCTAGTTATTGTTTGAGGAAGCATTTTCCTTTGTTCTTCAGGCACTCCTATAACAAACAATAAGCTGTTTAAATACTCTCTCTTTATAAATGCCTGTGTTTTATCAGGATAAATTAACTTTAATATCTTGCAGTCGTTGGTTTTTTTGTTTCCTTTGTCCCAGTTTACCTCTATTATCAGGTCGTTTTTGCCCGATTCGTCTTTAAGTTTGAAATTTTGAAATTCTTTTAACATAGACGCTTTTTATTGAACATTAATGAATAATTCCTGTATAAAATTCCTTATTCCCTGCACTTCACCTTCTTTTAAGCAGGTTTGTTTTAAAGTTTCCCATTCTGAATCCTGCAAAATAGACCTTGCGTTCACTCTTTTTATGTATTCATCAGCCAAAAATTGGATTGTCTGCCATTGCGGAGACTGAAGGAACATTTTTAGAGACGATTTTTGCTGCGGACTAAGCATTTTTCACTCTGCCCATTAAACGATTAACAAAACCTGAAACAAGTTTTGAACCTACTCCTCCGGGCCTTTGGGGCATTGTTACCTGTCCTGCCATTGTTTGTCCTGGTTGAGGCATTGGTTGTCCTTGGAGAGGTTGTGGAGCTCCCTGCGACATACCCTGTGGCGCGCCAGGTTGCATTCCTTGCATTACTTGACCTTGAGGCACTATCAAGGGCTGTCCTTCCAGCATAGACGGTCTTTCCAGCCAAGAATCAGGTAGCCAATCAGCAGGGTCTTTGTCGTAAATCTTTAATATATTTTTAACCAACTTCCCAAATGTCGTTTCGTTAATAGACTTTTCTTCTCCCATAGCAGTCCCCTGTATCAATTCAGCCGTGGTATTCGACATCAAAGGCGCGACAATGTTTAACATTTCCAAGTCCAAAGCCTTGCTTAACTCTTTTGAAGGGGTAAGTATTGACTGGGCGTCAATGTTTATTATCCCTTCCCAAGCCAAACTTTTTGGCTTTATTCTGAAAAATCTTGATTCTTTTGACTCAACCAGATTCCCGTTTTCGTCTTCTTCCAGTCCTAACTGAATCTCTCTATAAACTTTAGCGGTGAATTCTCCCGTTTCATTTCTTTCATACAGTTCAGGATCTCCTTTTATTTCCTTTAAATATTCTTCAATTAAGTTTTTATCGGTTATTTTAATAAGTTCTGGAATCGAATAAATCAATTGGAATAAATCAATCGAAATATAACCGTCTGTTTCCAAAGCGTCGCAAACATTCTCTAAAGGTGTTTTTAATCTTTTAAGAGCCGCTTCTTTTGCTTGGGCTATTTCAAAGGCAGTTTTTCCTGTTACTTCTCCCATTAAAGGGTCGGTAATGCCCGAAGCTTCGTCTATGTCTTTTTGAAAGTATTGTATCCATTCGACCGCTTCCCTCCCTGGCCCGGGTACTTGTAACCAATTGATATTTTTAGGATCTATCACCTGTTTCCCCACTCCTGGAGCTATTTTGATGTTGCCTTCTTCTGTCAAGCTGGTAGTCCCCTGATAAAAGAACATTTTGTAAATAGACAAAACCAATTGGTCAACGCTCATGCACCGCACCCTGTTCAAACCTATCGAGTCATTCCTGATAGCTTCATAAATTCCTATTCCATAAGGAGATTCAGCGTGCCTTAAAGTCCAATAAGTCTGCCATAAAGACAGCATCTTTCTTCCTTCGTTATCTGATACAGGCAATGGTTCTATTATTAAAGGAATATCATTGGCCACCACCATAAATAAATCTTTCAGTTTGTTTTCATAAAAGTAAACTTCTAAAAGATTAGTGTCCTGATAGACTTTTCTGTCTCCTTGTTCTGTAATTTGGGCAATATCTCCGCCTGGTTTTACATACTTCCAATTTTTATAAGAGCTGAATTCCTGTTCAGCCTGATCCCAGGAATAAACCTTTCTCCAGCACCAATCCTTAACACTCATTTCGTTATTAGGTTTTGCCATATCGTCAATCCAGGCGTTCCAGACATCCAAATTCTCCCTGAAAACATCGTTGTACTCTACTACTTCTTTTTCCTCATACACTGAATTTTCTGGATTTTCCTCGTTATATTCTTTCAAAGCCCTAACTTTGCTAGTTATTTTTAAAGGAAATGTTCTTGCTATTGCCCAGCCGTATTTAGCTAGGTTATAAGCAAATAATTTCAGTTGCTGTTTGGATTTTGCTTTCTCCCAGTTTTTGGAATAAAGGCTTTTTATCAAAGCATTGGTTTTCTCAAATTTCTTGGCGGCAGGAGTAAACACTCCCGAAGGATTCCTATCAATAAGTATCGCAAGAGCTGTCTGAATTTTGATGTAAGGATTAGGTTTTGGCGCGTCAAACTGCCAGTCTTCAGACTTTCCTAATGTGACCAAAGAACCTCTCCATCCTTTATCTTCATCTGTAACTACTACTTTTTTCCCAGGAGATTTCAGTTTATGAGGCACATAATCCCTGTCTGCATCTCTCCAAATTTCCTCTATATTCTGCCCAAAAACATTCTGCCTCGCTTTTTTTAACTCCAAGATTCTTTCTTTTGTAAATTTGAAAAGCTCTTTTTCCCTGTCTGATAAATCTTGAATGTTAAATGATTTCTTTTTGCTTATCTCTGTTTGGGTTTTTGAATCTAAAGCCACGATAATTTTACTTATTTAATTTATTATTATTTCGCCCTATTTATTTGGTTGATACATTGAACCATTATAAAAAGAATTAAAATTCAAAGATGAGTTTTTTTCTTTTATCTCATCTAATCTCTTCTCTATTTCTGTTTTTGGCTGAAGTCCTTTGGATTCTTTCAGAGACATCAGCAAATATCTGTCCGTATCTCCCGCGTGGTCTTCGCAATTCGTATCTATATCTTCCACTTTCACATCGTCATAAACCATTGCCGGAATAGTACGGATTGAATCTTTTAAAGTATTGAAATAAAGCAGTTTTGGCGAAGTGTTATCGTCATAGTGCAGGTATTGGTGCATCAACTGCCAGCCGTCAACTCTTCGTTTTGAAGCGGGGATAAACATTATTCCGTGTCTTGCGAAATTTTGCGCTATCGTTTCCCCGCCGAATTTATCCACCATTCCCTGTCTTGCGAATATGGCTGAATCTGCCACAGACCAGGTATACTGCTCATTTTGAGATAATCTGTTCATCTCTTGGGCTATTTGGTCAACATTCCAGCCTTTTACATAAAGCTCCCTATAAACATACACTCTGCCGTCTTGGTCTAAGGCGTACCATTTGCAGCAAGCCGGAGCTTCTCTGCCGTGGTCGTAAGCTCTGAATCTTCTCCAACTTTCTGGTATCAAGAATGGCGGAAGTAAATGCCTCTCTGAGTTCCATTCCGTAAACACCTGCCCTTCGAACACATCCCAGTTTCCGTCTTTATAGGCCTTTCTCATCTTTTCCGGCAAACTGTCCAAAGCTGTAATGTATTCTTCAGGAAGATTGGGATTGTCGTAAACCGTAGCCCTTAAAAACTTAAACTGTTCCTGCTCTTTTTCATTAGGGTCAAATTGCCTGTCTATCCATATTTTCTTTACCCAGCCGTGTCCTATTCCTCCAGGATTTGTCCCTGCTATAAACTTGGTTCTTTTTATCCCAGGCCATCTTTTTCTTAACCTTAGGAAATCAAATGTCCCTTTCGGGTCTTTTGTCAGCTCATCCACTGCCTCTAAAGCAAACTCTGCTGACATGTATTTTGAAGGGTCGTCCAGATTCCTGAAACACAGCACTCCTGACCCGAACTGCGGAGCTAGTTCGAACTCGTGCATCTGCCCGTGATAAGTGCCCAGCTCCTTTGGAAACTCGTATTTTATTCTTGATACTTGTCTGTCCCATAAAGCGGGATAATCTTCGCAAAAAAGGGCTGCTCTGACATTTCTTAATCCCAGCTTTTTAAAACAATAAAAATATAAATAATGAATCGGAAACCATCTCAGCCAATAACTCTTTCCTCCTCCTGCCGCCCCGCCGTAAAGCATAAAATCATACTTTATGGCAAGCTTAGTGGCTTCCCATTGCTTCTCGGTAAAATGAACTAATTTGTCGTAGTTTAAAATCATTCTTCTTCATAATAATCTTCTGCTCTTGATTTCATTTTCTCCACTTCTGAAATCTCTAACGACTGCTTTGGCATACCATCTATGTAATTCCAAATTAAGCTCCGCATTTTATTATTGTTTTCCAAGGCATCTTGAATAATATTATCAGCCAGAACTTCTAT